CATGTGCTCCTCGGTGGCGTTCGACATCGGCACCGACACCAGCGGTGCGGACATCACCCTGCTGGAGCCGATCGACCCGCCAGCGCAGCCACCGACCGACACCACCAGCGCGGGCGCCAATGGCGGCAACACGAGCAACGGGCAGTCCGTGTCCGGCGGGGGCGCCGACGGGCAGATCGGCCGGTTCGTGGCGCTGTGTCTGCAGCAGGCCGGAAAGTCCTATGTGTACGGCGCGACACCGAGCGCGAGCGAACCGAACCCGCGCGCGTTCGACTGCTCCTCGCTTGTGCAGTGGGCGGCGATCCGTTGCGGCATACCGGATCCGACGCGCACCACCTACACGCAGGAGGCGAAGATCCGGGGAGCCGGGCGGATCATCAGCGTGCAGCAGGCGATCAACACGAAAGGCGCGCTGCTGTTCCAGCCGGGGCATGTGGCGATCAGTCTCGGCAACGGGAAAACAATAGAAGCAATGAATAGTTCACAGGGGGTAAGACAGGGCAACGCAGCAGGTAGAGGGTTCACAGCTGGTGGCTTACTCGTAGGAGCGCAGGGGTACTGATGACCGAATGTGCGCAGCCGACGTCCGAAAACTTCTCCCTATCGTCTCTGTGACCTAGACCACAAAAACATCCGTGGGCTTCCCGAACAGCCTCGACCTACAGACGTAACAAGTAGACCTACAAAACGGAGGTGACCGTGTACGGCTACCTGCACCGAGGACGGATCATCTCCGTCGACGTGGCCACCGGTGGATTCAACCTGCAGTCGATCGGGCTGTCGCGCACCTCGCGCTGGGGGCCGGTGCAGTCCGCCGTACCCGGCCTTGGCGTCGGCGACCGCGTCATCCTCGGCGCCACCGGCACCAGTCGTGACGAGCTGGTCATCATCGCCAAGGTGGGCGCGGGTTTCCCCGGTATCGGTGACATCTCCGGTCTGACCGCCGCGCTCGCGGGCAAGGCCGATGACAGCGAGATCACGGAGATCAACAACGAGCTCGACACCATCAACGGCACGCTCGACGACCACACGGCTCTACTGGGCGCCCACACCACACTGATCAGCGACCTGGGCGACGACCTCGACCTTGCCGAGGCACGCCTGGACACGCTGGAGGCGCTCGATCATGTTCGCATCGTCAGCGACCTCGACGACATCGCCACGCCGTTCACTGATCAGCTGGCCTGGCTGACCACCGAGCGCAGGTTCTACCGCTGGGACACCGCCGAATCGCCGAGCAGGTGGTCGAAGAGCGCGGTGTCAGGGCAGGTCATCGGAGGCAAGCGCCGCATCGCCGACGCGTCGGCGACGTCAGGGACGACCGAACTCCAGGTGCTCGACACCGGGGCGATCGACTTCGAACTTTTCTCGACCTACGAGATCAAGGCGACCGTGCTGTGGACGACGTCCGCATCTGGTAATGATTTCGTGTTTCAGATGAAGGAAACCGACACCGGCGGTGTGCAGCGCACCAGCTTGGTCGCGCCGCGCACCGACGGTGTGTACGCCTACCGGACAGAGATCACTTACCTGAAGGTCACCGGCCTGCGGGAGAACGCGTTGACGCACATCGCGTCCGTACAGCGGGCGGTGGGTTCGGGTACATGCACGGTGTTTGCCAACTCGTACATGGACGTCACCTACCGGGGGCCGGGTGCCCTGCTCGGCACCATCTCGTGAGGTGTCAGCCGCAGGACTGCAGCAGCGCCGCGTACACGGCCGCGAAGAAGATCGCGTGCCCGGCGTCGGACGGATGGATGTCGTCCGGCGTGAGCACCGCGCGACGTGGATCCTGCGGACTGGTCGGGAAGGCTGGCTTCATGTCCACGAAGCACGCGCCTCGCTCGTGCCCGGCCTCCCACATCTTCGCGGTGAAGTCCGCCTGGGTCTCCGGTGTCGTGAAGAAACCGTGGTACCACATCATCGGCGGGTTGATCATCAGGAACTGGGTGCCCGGCGACACCGACCGGATCGCGTCCATGAGGCCCAGCAGGCTGGTCTTCAGCTGAGCCGCAGACTGGCCCTGCAGCTGCTCGTTCGTCCGGAAATTCAGCGTGACGACGTCCGGCAGCGCGGAGCGCACCTGTTCCGTGATCCAGAAGTTCGGCTGCCCCGGCAGGTACTGGCTGGCCATCGTGCCACCCTGCCCCTGTGTGATCACCGACCAGCCATGCGTAGCGCCCTGCGTCTTCAGCATCTCCGGCCAGCTGTACCCAGGTGCGCTCGCACCGTAGGTCGTGGAGATCGAGTCGCCCATGACCGTGATCTTGCGCGTGGTGGACGCGGGCACCGGTGCGCAGCCGGTGGCGGGCTGCGCGGACGTTCTCGTGAACTCCTGCGTCATCGTGCCGGATACCGGCATGAGGACGTACACCGCCAGCAGCAGTGCGGCGGCGAACGCCGCGATCGACGAAATGACCTTAGTGGACAAGGCGAACCCCCTGAGATGCGCGAATAGTGGTCAAGCCGATCCTAGCCGCCGGTCGCGTGGCTAGGCAATAGACTGCAGCCCTGCTCGCGCGTGCCTGCCAGGACCTGACCCCGCCACATGGGACGATCACGCGCGTGACAGTCCGGCTGATCTCCTTCCCCTTCCGGCTCGACCCCACCGGCTCCATAGCCACAGTCGAGCAGGACGGCGACGCCGAAATCAGCGAGCACATCGCCCTGGCGATGCTTACCCGCCCCGGCGAACGTATCCAGGTGCCCACTTTCGGCGTGAAAGACGCGGCATTCGTCGGCTTCGAGCTCGGCGGACTGCAGCGCCACCTCAACGACTTCGGCCCCTATGTCGAAGTCGCCACCGTCTCCATCAGCCAGACCGCCGAAGAAACGGAACGCGCCGAAATCGACTGGCGCAGGCGGGACGAAATCCGGGAGGTCCCCCAGTAATGAGCAGCCCTGTCGCGCCCAACCCGGACCTGAGCGCCTACGTCGATCTACGCCTGTTCGACGTCACCGATCAGGACATCGTCAGCACCGCCATCGCCGCGACCCAGCTCAACATTCCCGGCTGGGTACCGCGCGAAGGCAATACCGAGGTCGTCATCTTCGAAGGCGTCGCCCTGGAGGTCTCCGAAGGCATCGTCGCCGTCAACCGCGTCCCCGGCGCCGTGGTTCAGGCGATCCTGCTGCTGGCCGGTGTCGACCGTGACTTCGGGGCAGCACCGATCGCATCCGCCGAATTCACTGTTGGTGACACGCTCGGGCACACCATCCCCGGCGGTACCCGGCTGTACCTGCCACTCGACGACGGGTCGGCCGTCGTGTTCCTCGTCGAGCCTCCGGGACTGGACATCCCGCCTGGATCCAGCACCGGTACCGCGTCGATCATCAGCGACGTCTTCACCGCCAGCGCCAACGGCATTGCCAGCGGAACCTCGCTGCTCATGGCCGACCCGGTCCCGTTCATCGAGAAAGTCGAGCTGGCCAGCGCCGTCGCCGACGGTCGCGATCGGGAATCCGACAACGAATGGCGCGACCGGGGCGTCGCCCGGCTGTCCCGCCTGTCCGACGCGCTCGTGCTGGTCCGGCACTTCGAGGCCGCAGCCCTGGAGCGGCCCGAGGTGGAACGCGCACTCGCCATCGACCTCTACGACCCCGGCCAGGCTGGGGACCCTGGTGACCATCCCGGACATATCACCGTCGCCGTGCTCGGCGAGAACGGCGCCCTGCTGTCCACGGAGGCGAAAGACGCGATCGAGCAGAGCCTGGAAGCCTCCGCTGTCGCCGTACTCGACGTGCACGTCATCGACGTCGCCATCGACATCGTGCCCTTCGCGATCCAGGTCAACCTGAAATCCGGGTTCACCTCCGGCAGCGTCATCGCCGCCGTGCAGGACGCGGTCGCCGCCTATGTCGACCCGCTCACCTGGCAGTGGGGAAGCATCATCCGGCTGAACGAGATGATCGCACTCGCTGACCGAGTGGACGGCGTCAACTACGTCGGCACCGTCACCATCGACGGCGTCGCGGGCAACTACACCCTGACCGGCGCGGCCACCCTGCCCAAGGCCGGAGTGGTGACGGTGACCATCGTATGACCACGCCGCTGGCCCACGAACCGCTGCCAGGCGACGGCCTGGTTCCGAACATGTCGCCGCTCACGCATCGGCTCTACCATCGGCTGCCTGAGATCTACCGCGTCCTCGACAGCCGTGACTTCACCTGGATTTTCAAGCGCTACCTGGGCGGCATGCTCTCGACCGCCGGTGAAGTCGACAGCGTCATCGACAATCTGATCGGTAGCAACCCGGTCGGTCCGGCCGTGCCGGAGCCGTGGTCGCTCAGCGGCGACGAACTGGAGCAGTGGCGATCCGCCCGGCGCAACGTCAAGTCGATCCTGGGTGATCCGGTCAACGCACCCGCCGCATGGCTACCCTGGCTGGCGCAGCTGCTGGGGGCGAGGCTCGATCCCGCCGCGTCCGAGGCCGAACAGCGCGACACGATCATCTACGCGACGTCCGGCTGGCGTGGTGGTACCCGGTCGGCCATCGCCGACGCGGCCAGAACTGCGCTGACCGGCACCAGGTACGCGCGCGTGGTGCCGCACTACACCGCCGCCGTCGGCGGCGGTATCGCCGAAGGTGACATCTGGGACATCGTGATCGTCACCCTCGACAGTGAGACACCCGACCCCGGAGCCGTACTGGGCGCCGTGCTGCGCAAAGGCGTGAAGCCCGCCGGTGTGCTCCTGCATCACACGACCTACGAGGCCAGCTGGGACCAGCAGGAAGCGGTCTATCCGACCTGGCAGGACCGGGACGCCGCCACATGGGCGGAGCTTGCAGAGGCAGGCCTGGTCTACCACCCCGTGCCGGACAACCTGTTCACGACGAATCCCTCGTTTGAGGTCAACGCCACCGGCTGGGCCGCGCGTGGCGTCATCAGCGCGATCGGCCGCGTGCTCGGCGGCCTGGACGGCGTCGGCATGGGCCGGGTGACCGTGAGCGCGGGCGGCATCGGCGAGGTCTTCTTCCCGCTGGTCGATGTGGATGCCAGCACCGACTACGTCATGTCGTTCTCGCTGCGCGCCTCGGAGGTGCGTTACACCCAGTTCTTCGCGGACTGGCTGGACGCCAGCGACGTGTTCATCTCCTCGCAGGGCGTGGTGTTCGGCAACGCCCCCGCCGGTGAGTGGTGCCGCCCGGCCGCCGTGCTCAACGCCCCTGCCGGTGCCGCGAAGGCGCGCATATACGTGCAGGTGACCGGGATGCTGACCAGTGAGACCTACGATCTTGACGCGGCGTTCATGCGGGAGGTGGCGTAGTGACCGAGACCCGGGACAACCGGTTCGGCGTGCCGAACTGGTCCAGTGGTACCGACAGTGGTTCTCGCACCGACTTCAACGAGGGCTATACAGCGCTGGCAACCAAGGCGGCCCGGGACGACGGCGTCACCCACGCCACTCTGCCAATCACCGACATTCCCGCCGGTCGTTACGTCATGGTCGTGCCTGACCTGGTCGGTTCACCTGGTACCCCCGGACCGTATCGGACGCTGTACCGACGCCATGACGGCACCGACTGGGACGCCGTCGGCGGCAACACCATGCCGGTGCCTTTCCATTACCGGGCATTGGACGGACAGGCACGCACCGACGCCGCGATCACCTTCTCCCACCCCGACTTCGAGGAGGACGGGGGCACGATCGGCTACGACGGTTCCGCACTGCTCAGCGGAACCGTGCGGGTCTACGACGCGGACGAGGCGGGCCGGGGCGCGCTGCTGATCGGCACGGACGCCGCGCCCAACCTCGCCACCCTGGGCCGCGCCTATGTGCGCACCCGCGCGGACGCTGAACGCGCCCTGGTCGTGCAGGCCGGGCACGCGACCTCAGGCAGTCTGTTCACCGCTCGCACGCTCGGCGGATCGGACACGCTCACCATCGACGCGCTCGGACAGCTCCGCGCGCAGGCCGCTGCGGCATTCGGCGGCGCGGGTATGCCGACCACCTCGGCTGTGGCGATCTCGCCCACCTCCAGCACCGAAGACAGCGTCACCAACGGTCTCGCGCTGGTCGGCTTGACCGGCAACTCGACGGTCGAGGCGAAAGCCCTGCTGCGCGCGTTCCGGGACTCCTCGGAATCCACCGCGCCGCTGGTGTCGATCGAGCGAGACGCCCTGTCCTGGGGCAAGCAACCCTGGAGCAGCGACCTCGCGAAAGGCCAGAGCGTCTACGGCGCCAACGGCCATACGTTTCGGGCGTACGGGCACACTGACAACACCTTCTACTGGCGGTTGCGGCGTACCGATCCGACCAGCCTGGCAACCCAGGCCAACACGGCCCTGGACACAACGCTGCTCAACGTCACCAAGACGACATTCATCTCGAATCTGCCGGTGATCGCCAGCAATCGGCTGTCCACTGCCGCCACAACGCTCGCCCTGCAGCGCATCACCGACTTCTCGGCCGGGTTCATCAGTCTTCACCGGTTGGTCCCTGACGGGGGGGGCGGGGAGACCACGCAGCTCGCATCCGCATGGGATTCGGATGGCCGTCTGCGAACAGGTGCGTGGTGGAAATCCACAGGCACGGTGCGTGACGCCCGGCAGTCGGCAACGCACGTGTCCACCAAGCGCTACACCACCTACGGTGCCGCGTTCAACACTGGGCAGTACGTAGTTCGCGAGCAGTACGTCGAGTACGAATGGGACACGATGACCATGCGGTCATCCGGCGCGACCGACCTCGACATCCAGACCATCGCCGAATGCATAGTTTTGCAGAACAACGACGGTATTGACGACGCTCAGCAGATCTATGTAGAAACATACATCAAGATCAACGCGGGTTCCTATGTATTCCTGGCCGGTAGCGAAACCCCCATGAACACGCCGTCCACTGTCCACCGTCCAGGCGGCGGGGTGCTCGTCGCGAGTCACCGTCTCGCCAGCGCGGACGTTGTAGGCGGACTCAGTGGCGGCGACACCATCCGGCTCAAGACGAGGTTCCGGGTAGGGTCCGCGACTCCGGATGCACGGCTGCGCATGCTGGACATCAAAGTCACCGAATGCCTGATCGAGATTTACGAGACCGAGTGAACCGGGAGCGCGGATGGACTACAACTTCGTTGGACCGCAAGACAAACACGACCAACGGCTGCGTCGTCTGCGTGCGCTCGAACTCGACCACTACGCAGCGTTGATCACACTTGAGGAAAATCCTCAGGATCCGCTGACCAAAGGAGACATCGCCGAACTGGAACGGCGCATCGCGCACCACCGTGGCGTTCTGACGCAGCAGGCAGAAGCCGCCCAGGCTGCGGAATCGGCCGAAAAGGAGAACGCGGATCAGCCCAGTTCTGAATAGGGGGACCAATGCCGAACCGGCCGCTACTCAGGCGACTGCGCTGGAAAGGATTCGTTGTAACGGCCTATCTGCTGATGGGTGTGGCGGGAGGATTCTCGCTACAGGCGCCATCGGCGTCCCTGCAAAAACAGGGCGGCTACATCATCATCGTCGCATGGAGTGCCTGCTGCATCCTGGGCATGCTGTTCGGCCTTTCCGGTTTCCTGCTGTCCAGGGGAGTGCTGGAAATAATCGGTATCGGTCTGCTCACGGCGGCGAGCCTCACGTGGGCAACAGCTGTCATCTTGCAAGCTGTGTCCAACACGAACAGTGTCGCGGTGGCGGCGATCTGCCTCGCACTCGCGGTAACCGCGCTGTTCGTTCAGCGACTGCTGGACGTGGCCAGATCGCCGAACCGATAGAAAGAGGTGGCGCGCGTGCAACTGGCGCAGGCTGTCGAAGCGGTCGGCAGCAACTCCACCCTGCTCGGCGCCCTGATCAGCGGCACACTGATCGCGACGGCGTATTCGGCATACAGGTTCGTCGTCAACTTCCGGACCACCGAGCGGGGAATGGCGCGGCAGCGCATTCGTCAGGCCAACCGCAACGAACGGGCGGCCCAGCACGAGGCGTCGCTGTGGCAACAGCGTTGCGCCGACCTGGAATACCTGATCCGCAGTCAAACCGGCCTGAAAGTGCCTCCGCTGTCGGAGGAGCTGCAGACCCTCGTCATCATTCAAACCGAGGACGCACTTGACGCAGTGCCGCCGAAGTGGGAAAACGCAACCGACCAACCCGGCGGGAGACCGGCCCCATGACCGAACAGTTGATCAACGAAGCCCCCCCGGACGTGCGCCGCGCCCAGCGCAAGAGCCGTGGCTGGGGGATCACGGCCGCCGCGCTGATGCTGGCCGTCGGACTCGGAGTCATCTACCTCGTTGTCTCCTCCGGTCAGCAGGACAACCGGATCAGCGCGCTGGCGGGGGTCATCGACAAGCAGAACAACCTCTACGGCCAGGTGTGCAAACTGGCGGGCGGCCAGGTCAACACCGACCCCGCCGCGCGCGAGGCCTGCGCCCGCGTCGAACGCGGTGAGCCCGCCGTGCCGATCCCGGTGGTCGTCACCGGCGTCCCCGGCAGGGACGGCGACCGAGGCGTCGGCATCCTCTACACCCGGCAGATCGACCGCTGCTTCGTCGAAGTAGTCCTCACCAGTGGTGCTACCAGCAGATTCGGTTCATTCTGTGGCGCGGACGGCCCGACCGGCTCCCCTGGCCCGACCGGCGTGAGCGGTGAACCCGGAGCCTCCGGCGAACCCGGTCAGCCTGGCGTCACCGGCGCGCGAGGCACCGGCGTCGCCGATGTTCGCACCGCCGCCAACCCATGCATGGTCGACGTCGTACTGACCGACAACACCACCCGCACCATCGGGCCGTTCTGCGGCCCACCGATGGGCGCGTTCACCATGACCGAGGAGAACGGCCAGGTGAAGCAGTGCGTCCGTGACGGCGGCAGCGACACCGCGCCCCACTACACGTGCCGCCCGGCCGCCACCGGCACCACGGAGACAACGGCCACCACGACGACGGCGATGCCGCTGATTCCTACGCCGTGACCGGCGAGCCTCGTCGCCTTCTCGCCTTGTGTCGCGCACGATGGCGGGACCGGGAGAACAGCGTTACCGCACGTGGCAACGCGTCCCCAGGCGACCGAATCGGGGCCGTATGACGTTGCCGACGCTCCTGACACGCGGACGCGACCTCTCCGCCTGGAACGACGAACACGACTGGGAGAGCGACACCACCGAGTTCGCCATGCTGCGCCTGTTCGAGTGGCGTAGCGGCGTGGTCTGGGGAGCAGACGCGCAGCTCGCTCGCAACCTGGTCGAGTCGACCCGGTACGGCAAGGTGGTCGGCGGCTACCACCGCGTCGACCCGACCCGCTGGACGCCCCAGATCGAGGCCCGGCGCATGATCGGCGTCCTGAACTCATGCGGCCTGCTCGCGCCCGGCCGCATGCGGCCCGCCGTCGACATCGAGCGCACCGGCAAGCCAGAGGACGCGAAGGTCGACTGGCCTCGCTGGACGCGGTCGTTCTTCGAGGAATGGCGCCTGCTCACCATCTGCCCGCTGCGCGTGTACGCGGCCGGGGGCGACTTCGGCAGCCTTCTCGGCGGTCTCACTGACTGGCCGTCCTGGGTGGACGGCTGGGTCGGGCACACCACGGAATGGTCGTCGCCGACGCGGAACATGCTCCCTGATGAGTGGGCGGGCAGGACGAAGTACACGCTCAACGGGCGGGCGACGCTGCACCAGTACGCGAAACCGCCCGCCGCACCAACCGACCTGGACTGCTTCATGCCTGGGAAGACCTGGGTCGACGCGATCCTGCAGACCGTGTGAGGGGTGGACCGATGACCGAACCGCCGGTAACGGCGCAAGACCACGAGCAGCAGCTGATCGACTATCTCATCGAGACCGGTGAGGCCGTCGAATACGGCGAACCGTGGACCGAGACGACCACACACGAGTGGTGGACGGACAGCACCGGCGTCCGGCGCTACCGGCTGGTGCAGACCTACCACGGCGGCGGCGGCCGGGGCGACGACGACCAGGCCGAATATGCGCGCCGACTGCTTGAGCTCGGCCGCGCCGTCCGATTCGGCAAGATCGATGGACCGGTTCACGAACTCGACCCGGCGGACGTCGCCTTCCTGGTCAAGACACAC